GGTGCTCAAGGTACTCAAGGTACTCAAGGTGATCAGGGAGACGCGGGTCCAAAGGATAGGATTGTCGTTGCTGGACTTTCCATGCCCACTAACCTAACAGGAGAGTTTAAATTTACAGGCCCTAACCCTACAGGTGGACAAGTATTTAAATTCATGCCGAACGCAGAGGGTTCATCCTACGGGTTGAGACCTATGAATGATGTTGCTCTTGGAATCGTTACTCCGAGTGATCAAGTCGGTGTAGAGTTCGATTTTTCGCAAGGTGTATTTGGTAGTGATGGCAACTTTATTGAAGGTAGTGATGGAAATAGTCCCGTAACTCTTCTCTTTATTTCAGGGCAAACTCTTGCCGCTACTGGGTCTGGGCATATTGCAGCAGACAAGATTAGAAAGAGTGATAACACTATCTTAGATGTTGCAGATCTGCCCATTACATTCTTTACTGGCGATGCTGACCCTGAAGATAGTGGAGATGTTCCCACCAACCAATTTAATTCGCTTGGTGCAACTTTTAGAGGGATCGTTACTACCGCTGCACTAAAGTCTAACGCTAGCTTGAGCGTGTCTGGAGTGGGTAACTTTGCTAAAAGTATTAATGTCTCTGGTGTAGAGATTGATTCTAATGCTCCTTTATCCTATTCCACAACTGGCACTGTTGATAATGATGGTACTGTAGCCACTATTTCTGATAACTGGGCTGCTCCACACATGCATGGGGAGTTCCTATGGACTAGATTCCTTGACGATTCAAATAACGCAACAACCTCCAATCTAGGACAGGGTTTATCTGCTGATGGTGATACCGCTTGTGTGAAGAGTATCCCAACTGGCTCCGCAGCAGGGGATACTACCTTCTTGACGTTTACCAAAGACCCAGATGGTTCAACTCCGGCAGCATGGCGAGTTGGCACAGGGTCTGGGATCTACAGAATTCTACTGTGTGCGGTAGTTTCAAACAGTGCTGTCAACCCTACTATTACTGTTGATCTAGATATTAACGGTAGTACTAAGCATACTATCGCTAATAACAGTTACTCAGTTATTTCACCTCAATGTATGACACTAGAGTGGATAGGGCAAGTTGGCAGAAATTCGTGGGACATTGAATTTACCGCAACAGCCTCTACAGGGAATTGCTCGTTTAAAACTGGTACCACCGTGAGTATCGTCAGAGTAGCATAATGGAAAAAACAAAAACAATTACACTCTCGAAAGAGACTCTAATGCCACTGGGCATGGTGATTGCCCTCTGTGGAGGTGTAGTCTGGATAAGCACTCAGCTTACTAATATTAATTATAAGCTCGACACATTAGAGCGGAAGCTTGAAGATCAGTGGACCGTGCGGGACATGGAGAACTGGGGGCTTAGGCTTAAAATGGAGAACCCAGAGATTAAGATTCCCGGAGTCACAGACGGTAACTAGTCTACTATATGAGCACTCTTTAACAAGCGGATGATACGTTGAGTATATGTCCGCTTAAAGTTATTAAGAGTGTTGGTCATGTTCTCCAGTGTTTGTAGTCCTTGGACACTAACCTCGTCATCCTTAATAAAAGTTTCCAACTCAGCCGATAGCCAACTTAAATCGCTAATCTCTGATGTATTAAACTTACTTTTGCTTTCTTTAATTTCATCGGGGGTTTTCATATTGTGCGTACCTCATGTCCTTCTTTCTTGTAGTGCCTTCGTCTAGCATTAGAGTGCTCGCGAAGGTATTTTTCTTTATCTAGGAAATCGTATACAAATACTTTGTCCTTAGATTCGTGTCGGCGTAAGGCTCTTCCCAGAGCCTGTAGGGTTGCTATTTCAGACTTCATCCCTCTTGCGTTAATGAAGTGGGTGATTTCCTCAATGTTGATTCCTGTTTGGAGAATTTTAGTGCCAATAAGGACACTAGATTCTTTATGTCCGAGGAACTTAGCAATACTCTGATACCTGTCTCCGAGCGAGTTTTCACCCTGTAGAAACTGAACTGGCCCGTCTCCAAGCAACTCCTCCAAGGTTCTTCCATGATCAAGTGATTTGGTAAGTATAAGTATGCGAGATTGTTTGTTGTTTTTTCTAATTTCATTAACTACATCCTTAATTATATTATTCCTATCTTCGTTATAGACAATGTACTCATCATATGCCTCAAGATAGGACATATCTTCGTCTGCCCCACTTGCCGTGTAAGGTCTATCAATCAGTTGAATAATGGGTTTAGTGAGCTTTCCTGACTCCACAAGACCAGCAGTCTCCACAGAGGCCCACACAGGCCCTAGAGCACCCTCTAGGTTCAACTTGGGTATCTTGTCGGATGGTGGCGTTGCGGTGAACCCAAAGCGATACAGGGCCTTAGGGAAGGCTTGTAGGGCAGCTAGTGTAGTCTTGCCGTTTCCAAACTCATGACACTCATCTACCATCAAAACTTCGGCTTCTTCCAAGTGCGTGTCTAGAATTTTTTCAATGCTCTGGACAGTACAAAGCATAATATCGCCGTAAATATAACCCTCACCAAAACAAAGGCCAATATTATCCATCCCACAAGTTTTAGTAAGAAAATCATAACTTTGTGTAAGTAGCTGCTTTGCGTTAAAAAGAAGCACCATCTTCCTCCCAGCCAGTGCTTTAACCAATCCAGCCATAATTAGTGTTTTTCCAGACCCTGTAGGAGATTTTATGATTCCGCGCTGTTCCTCTAAACCTTTTTCAATTAGCTCTTTTTGGTACGAGTAGTAGGAAAAGTTATCAATTTCGTAGTTTTGTGTAGAGGTGTCCGCTTTTTGTGCATTTTCATAGCAAAGCTCAGGTGTACAACCAATCTTTTCAAGGTCTTCTAACACCTTATTTAACAATCCAGTCCTAAATGTGCCTGTTTTAGTGATAAAGTGCATATTCCCGTCCCATTGTCGCCGCTTGTACGCGGGAGAATATTGGTATCCGGGAGCTTTTTCAGAGTATAGGCTATATAACGCATCAAGGAGAGATTGGTTATCCGTTTCTATCCTAGATTTTAGAGTGTTTATATGGATCTTCATCAGACTATTATAGAATAGCTCTGTGTACCGCAGTAGGAGTATTTTTTATGTCAGAACCAACCAACCCAAATCCAAAAGAGACGAAGTTCCCCCAAGGTGACCAGTCTATTATTGATGATATCTTGAAAGAGATGCCATCTAACGATGCTATCGAGGTAGACCTTCCTTCAAAGAACCGTTTTTACACTCTTCAAGACCCTAGTATGCCAATTACGATGCGCCCAATGAGTTTTGCGGATGAAAAGAGTATGTTGTCTAAGAAAGACGGGGGGAGTGATATCATTAATAAGCTACTGGCTAGGTGTGTGACCAATATTGACATTGCACAGCTTTTGCAGATGGATAAACTCTACATGCTAATGAAGCTACGAGAGATTTCCTACGGACCAAACTACCATGTTACTATTAACTGCCCAAGTTGTAAGTCGGAAAACAGTGTAGTGTTTGCACTGGACACGTTTAATGTTAATTACGCTGATGAAGAGCTTACCAATCCCATGAAAGTCCAACTGCCTATCCTAAAAAAGGAGGTAGTTGTTAAGATTCCGCGTGTTGAAGATGAAAGATACTTTACTAACTCAGAGACCACACTAAATAACTTGTGGAGATTTATTGTTAGCATTGGAGGATACGATGCTAAATCTGTTATCTCTAAGGTAGTTCCTCAATTACCTATCAAAGATGCTCACATTATTATGGAAGCATTAGGTTGCACGAATTATGGCATTGATACTAATGTGAGATTTGCCTGTTCATACTGCGATCATGTTGAAAGTATGGAGCTACCGATTACAGCGGATTTTTTTTCGAGCAAATAGCTGAGTCTTTTAATTTAAAAGACTTGCTTCATGAAGCCTATATACTTGTGAAGCATGTCAGATTCAGCTATGCGGACGTAAAGGACATGAGCCGAGCGGATCGGTCGGCGTTCTTAGAGTTTTTCAGCCAAGAAATAGAAGAGGAAAAGCGTGCAAGTCAACAACACAGTAATCGTAGATAGAGGAAATCGCCCTAACGTGAGCCAGCGAGTAGGGTTGCGCGTCTTCTTTATAAATGACGGGGCATACGTTGATCCTTATGAGATTAGCTCAGTCCAACTATTCACTAAGTCCTCTACTTTAACTCCCAATACAGTTCTCGATAGTGAGAACCTCGTTAGCTCTACACCCCTAATGACATACGGGGCTTCGGGGCAGACCCTCACTTCCCATGATAACTTTGACAGCAGTAATTACATACCATCTGTCACAGCTAGTGGAATTTATAAAGTTGGGACGGGGGACTACGTTGTTGTTCTGGACCAGACTTTATCCCTTTCTGGGTATGATACCAACTCCTCCACAGAGCTTTGCGTTTCTAGCCTTTCTTCTGTAGGTGATTACGTTGACCTTTGGACGGTCAAATTAGATTCAGCATCTAAGTATCAAGTAATTACAAACCACTTCAGCCTGCATGAAGATACCTTCTTCGCCTTCACGGAACCGCTGCTGCTAACCACTTCTAACAAATTAATGAATAAGAAGGTTAGGCTCGGGGAGAAGATTGATCTTAAGGTAAGTACTGAGACTACAGTTCAGAATGAAGGCATGACTGACACTGTTCAGAATATCTTCAAAGACTCTGTAATTACTAGCGCAACGATGGAGATCAAGAAGGTCAACCAAGACCACAACTTTGATGGTCCCTTTACAGTATCCTCGTTTGCTGACTCAACAACTACTATTACTAAAGATAATACTATTATCATGAACTGGGACACGACCCAAATTAACGGGTTGTCCAGCTTCACGAACGGAACTTTTGGAAGTTTGACAGGGACGTATAGCGTGCAAGTAAAATACACCTTGCTAAATCAGACAATTATAAGTCCGCTGTACTACCTCACAGTGTCGTAAGGAGGTGATCAACAAGGTAGTCGTAGTCGTACTTCGTAGTACGCAATTCGACAAAACGCTTTAAGCCTATACTCTTCATATGGGCCTCGTTCCAATCTTTAACTTCCGAAGGTGGATGGCAGATGTGCAAGTCTGCCATCCTTTTTAGACGGCGCAGATAATCAAACCTGTTTACCCCCTTCTTCCCCGCTGCATCGTTGTCGTAACCTACGATGATCTTCCCTTCAAAAGACTTCAATTCCTCGACTTGAAGATCAGAAATTGAACAACCTAGCGTGCAAGTAGCATTCACACCCTGCAACTGTAGTGAGATGGCATCTAGTGGTCCCTCACACACCACAAGGTGATCCGCTTCAGTATCATACGGATATAGAACTGCGGAGGACTTAGGCCAGTCCCCAGTCGCGTTAAGATATTTAGGTGTCTCGTCCGCTAAAGTTCGTGCCTGAAAGTAAAAAATCTGCGAATTATATTCGAAGGGGATAATCAGACGGTTTCTGTAGATGCCCTTAGTGGCGATGTAGTATGTGGGAGAGAACTCCACATCAGGATTTAGGTTAAAAAGACCACGCTCATACAGAAAAGCCCAAGCTTTCTGAATCAGACTGTTTTCTGATTCATAAGAATCCACTGTGACGGGAATAAGACCAAGCTCTTCCTGCCTCTTAGGATTATGCTTTTTCTTAGGTAGTTCTTTAGGAGCACTAAATACTTCACCGTCGAGAAGCTCTTTGAATAGGATCGCAGACTCAGCTTTGTTATAAGTGATACCTTCTAGGTATGCGTAAAGCTGGATAAAGTTACCCTTGTTTCCGCTCTTAAAACATTGCCACAACCCCGTATTCAAATTTACGGACATGTGACGCTTGTAATCGTCGGGAACAAAAAGAGACGGGACGATCATCTCATCGTTGCTAGAAGATAACCTGTAATTTTCTTCGAACTTCTCCGTCAGGTAGTCTCTAATATACTGAGGTACTATAATGTTCATTAATACAATTTCCGAATCAAAATCCAAAACCTTCAAAGATTGCCAACTCAAATACCGTTATCGGTATGTTGATCGTCTTCCCGAGCCTTCTGATGCTCCCACTGACGCTCTTCACTTTGGCTCGTTTATTCATAAAATCTTAGAGGACGGCTATCAAGCTACCACGCTCGATCAGCTACTTGTTATAGCCGAGCAGGCCAAAAAAGACTACACGTTTTCAGAAAGTTATACTCCGAAGATCAAAACGTGTTTAGAGAACTTCCTCCGCTTCAATGCAACTTTGCAAGAGACCGTCTCTACTGAGATGGTGTATGAAGTTGTGTATGACAAAGAGAAGGACATCAAGTTCAATGGTGTTATCGACCGAGTGATCAAAGGCAAGGATGGGGGCTATCTCATCATTGACTACAAGACTTCAAAGCGTGAGCTATCGGAACTAGACCTGTATCAAGACCGACAAATGCAAGGCTACGCCTTTGCCATCCATAAGAAGCTGGGTGTGTCGTTGGACAAGATCACGGTAGCACACTACTACCCCGTCACCAACCACTTCGTCAGTTGTAAGTATTCCGCGAATCAGATCAAGCACTACATCAAGGAGAAGGTTGATCAGATCTGGAAGATCCGAAAGATGAAGAAGGATCAATTCCATGCCATGCAGAATCAGTTCTGCAACTGGTGTGCTTACAAGCCTATGTGTCCCGAGTTCAATTCTGGGCACATCTGCGAGGAAAGGATTACTGCCTTAAAAGCAAGCAAAAAATCCAAACGGAAGAAGAAGTAAAACAGCTAGAAAGAAAAGCTGCCAGCCCAATAGGACCAACCGGGTAAGACCCGGAAAGTTCTCCATGAAGAGAATAGCCAGTAGGGTCTGGGTAATTTCATTTTTGTCTTGGTTTGTCATTTACGATCAGGGGTGAGTATATACTAATGTCTATGGAAATGAAAAAGTTTTCTACTTGGTCTGGAGAGTACCTACACTTCTTGGTCATGTAATTGAATAGACTACTTCTCTTTAAAATCTTCTGTTTGTTAAGTGATTCTAGAACTTTAATCTGGAAATGCTTTATAAACTTCTCAGAGTATTTATATCTCCATTTCTCTACGAAGTCTTTGTGTAGAGTGTAGTTTAGTAAATCCATAAAATCAACGAGATCAATATCAGTATTCATAAGCTTATATAATTTATAGTATTAGAGCAGGACTATGCCACGTTTTTCAAAAGAAACCAAGGAATTTTTAGGAGTAGTTGGAGGACCGAAGATTCTCCAGCCTATGCCTGCTAGTGCCAGTAGGATAACTCCGGGAGATTTATTAGTCTTCAGATACTTCCTAGGGGTTGGTCCCGGTAGTCAGTCCCAGCGTGTTATCCTTATAATTAAGAATAGAAGAGGAGATGGTGTTTTTCCGGGATTATCAGGAAAACTTGTCAGTTGTTTTAAATTAGATGGTAATTCTGAGGATGTAGTGAATGCTATCGTAGATAACCTATATAAGAAGAGACGAGTTGCATCTTACTATGGTAAGATTAAAAAGAGTCTGATTAAGCTACTGGGTATTGACAGCTATCGTACCTACAAGCTCGAACAGATGAAAGAGATATACAAAGTTTTTCTTAAATAATGGCTGATTCAACAAAAGACATCTTGGCAGACATTCTGAGCGAGTTATCACGCCAGAATGATCGTCAGGAGCAAAGAGACAAAGAGGAGAAGGATAATGATGATAAGAATCTTTCCGTCCTAGATAGATCCGCTAAAAATCTTAGTAAGGGTCTTCCCAGTGTTGAAGGGGCCATTAAGAAGGGGTCTGCGGCTGTTGAGGCAGCAATTAAACAATCTTTTGATATGCAGAAGAAAGGTCTTTCTAGGGGTCTTAATCTTAATAAGATTGTAGAAAGACAGGCACAGTCAAACAATGATTTAGCTGGTAAGCTTACTGGGTTCTCAAATATGTATGAGATCCAAGGGGAGAAGTTTGCAGCAGGTATTGAGGTTAACTCAAAGGGGATGGATAAGCTTGCTCTATACACAAAGTTAACGGGAGGTGATTCTAAGAAGCTTTTGAAACAAATGGGTGAGCTTGGCTTCGGTGTTGGTATTTCCTCGGAGCAGCAAGGCAAGCTTGGGAAAACGATCATGACCATGAGCCAGAACTACGGCATGACCACCGATGAGCTTATGAGTACTATTAAAGGGTTGGATAAAGCCATGCCCATGTACAAAATTCTCGGTATCGCACCCGAAATTGCCGAGGCTACAGCCAGACTAGGTGCCGCTCTTGGTCAAGAAGCAGGTGATATGGCATCAGATGTAATGACCGCTTTCACATCTGCTGAGGGAGCAGTTTTAGCAAGCCAGCTAGGCGTAATGAATGAGCGAAATGCTCTTCTAAATAAAGAAGGTGATACTACTAAAAATGCATTACGAATGGTTGAGGCTGCTGGAGCGGAAGCCAGTAGAATGTATGAGTCTTATCTCGCAGGAACTGGAGACCCCGCTATTGCATACAAAGCCGTAGAAGATGCTCTCGGACCAGCGATGGCTAAATCCGCGCAGACATACGACCAGTTAGTGATTCAAGCGAAGGCTCAGAATAAGAGTGTTGGAGAGTACTTGCAGAGCGTAGCAGAAGAGAAGAGAATTAAAGAAGAGTTTAACAACACGTTAGATAACTTTTACAGCACAGTATTTGCTCCTCTCCAGTGGGCAATGACCAAAGTTGTCCAAGGTCTAACAGCGGTTACTGGTGTTATTCTAAACAATCCAATCCTTCTTAAAGCCACCCAAGCTATTGTTGCTCTTACCGCAGCATTTATTGCTTTTAAAGCCTTAGTGATAGCGCGAGGCGTAGCCAGAGTTGCAACAGGTGCTGCGAGTGGAGCGGCAGGTGCAGCAAGTGGTGGTGGCGCAATGGGCGGTGGCATTGGAAAAGGTTTGGCCGGAATAGGGAAAGGTATAAAAGGTTTAGGTAAGGGTATTGGAAAGGGCATTGGTGGAGTGCTTAAAGGGATTG